AAACTCATTACTTATATCTTGTAAATTGGTATTAATAAGACTAAGAATAAAACATATCCAAAATAAGGAAAGAACTATTGCCCATATACCACTTTCTGTTATTTTTATTTCTTGCATATTATTTTATTAGTTCAGGTCTTGACATTACATAAATAACACCAATAAGAATAAACGAAACTACTACTACTAAAATAGCTACCACGCTATTTTTTAAAGCTAATCTCCAACCTACTATATGTTTATTGCCAAAGATATCCTCAATTGTAATTGGTTTTTTTTTAAACATAAAATTTATATTAATTAATACACTCTAACGTAATACCAAAGGGAAAGGTATTCTCTAATTCTAGTCGTAACCGGAATAAGGTAATAATCTTTTCCCCCACTCGTCGTAGGTATCACGTTGGGGAGTACTAATTGACAGGAGCGGGGAAAGCTATTTTGGCTACTCCCCGCCTACTTCGTAGTAGGTGATGTTTATTTTTGTTATTCTTTTATTATTTTAACTTCGTAACCTAGTTCCTCACATACCTGCTTGACTGTTCGCTCCTTAGGCTTTTCTTCTTCGGGTTGTTTTATTTTGTAGCCTCTTGCTTCTAATTCATCGATAGTAAAGCCATCACCAACTACATTAAAATCGGTTATGACAGAGGTAAGAACAACTGGTCCAGCTATTCCTAAAACTTTAATCGTTTGTTTTTCGTCATCTTCATCAACCAACATATCCTCTACACTCAAATTATCCCAATTCTTTTCTGCTAGTGCTACGTGTTCGGGGCTAAAATTAAAAACTGATTCCTCAATATGAATACCACTATTAACATTATGATATTTATCAAAGATAGCTACACTTCCTATCTCATAGGGTAGTCCAACCTCTTTAAATGCTTTCTCTGCCCAATCTTCAGATTCTATACTTCCATTTGCATATTTCAAACATCCCTTTTTCACAAGTTTGATTTTATCGCCTTTTTTGTATGTTGTCATTTTGTTATATTTATTAGATTAATTACTCTGCCCATCATAGCATTCTTATCGTGAACACTACATTTCTTTTCGTTTATTTTACCAACCAGTATATTTATTTCAATACTATTGTTATCCCCAAACTGTGGAACAAAAGTTGATAAATTATTATTCATTAAATACCATAATTTTTCGCTAAGTATTTCTTTTTTCATGTGTTTTTTTTATATTGGCTTGGAGTTTTTTGATTGTTATAGGTGATCGCTTATAAACTCCAACTCCTTTTTTCGCCTTTCTTAAATCTATATTTAACACCCTTTTCCAAATTTTTATATGTTTCGTTATCAAGCGCTATATCGCCCTTGATCTTGCGGTACCAATCAGGGATAATACCACGTTTTACTTCCAATTCAAACCACTCACGGTACTCTCTGGCTGTCATATGATGTACCTGATATACATGAGAGCAAACTTGCACATACCATTTACCACATATCAAACATTGGCATTTATTAGGATCCGGCACACTAGCAATTTTATCTCGTTTTTTTCTTTGCCAGTCTGTGCTATAACCACTATTATTCTGCTCATTGTTATTCCTTAGCTTCCGGCATTTCTTAGAACAGTAAGTCCGGTAGCGGGCGTTAGGTAGAGGCTTACCACAAACTTTGCAGGTATCTCTCATTTCTACTTTCCATTTTTTTGTCATATATTTTTTATTTATCCACACCAGTTCTATCTGGTTATAATTATATCAAACCTGTCGCTGTCTGTCAAATTATTTTCTTATCAATAATATTAGCGAAAATATCATAGCTAATATTATGAAGTATAATATTATATTATCAATCATATTTAAAAATTACATTCTTTTTCTAGTTCAAGTTCTAAATCAATCATTTTATGTATTAATGATCTAATATCTGGATCTACTTTGCGCTCTATCTCTGCGTAAAGTTCTTCCAGCTCGTTTTGCTTTTCTGTTAGTGGTTGTGACATATTATTATAGTTAGCGTTTTAAATTATTTACAATTTGGGCACTGATATTTTTGGTCGCCTAGATATTCAATGTCATCGGGGTGTTGTTCACTTTCACAATTAGCACAAATGGCTTTATCAACTTTACACATTAGATTTGTAAAGTGTTCAATGATAGCCTCTCGGGTTAGTTTATTTTCATCAAATAAATACGCTAAATCCATTTCTGTTTTGTGTAGGTCTTTTTTTGTTAGTTGCATATATTTATTATTATTCCCCGCTTAATTGTGGGGTAAAGTTTTAACCTCTATTCTCAATGATATTATTATCATTGTCCATTGCAATAAAACAATTATTACATATATATCCTAAATTTTTATGATGTTTTATCATTTCTTTTTGACATTTTGGGCAAATAGCAATAAGTTCCCATTCAAATTGGGATAAAGCCTCCCAGCATTTATTATAATCACCTGTATCAAATAACTTCTGTTCTACTTCCATATTACAGTCGCTAGAGTGATAGGATATTAATTGCTCGCATACTTGTTTTTTATCTTTGAAAATTGTGCCAGACGCAAAATATTTATCTGTGAATTGTATATCTTTTATTTTGTACATATTAGTTATAGTTAATTAATTTATCAATTTTTATCTTATCTTTTGCTGTAACTTCTGACGGGTGTTTATATGTTTTTAAATTAAATATCTTTCGTTTATATTCTCTTATATTAATTCTTTATCGTTTTGGCTACCTGTGCCACACTCACAAGCCCAACATATAAGGTTGTCTATTTCCTGCTTTCTGTTGACTATTGAATAGCCTTGTTTTTCTTTTAAGTTCATATTATTAATTTATAATATTAAATTCAACGTAAAATAAAATTCTTTGTACTCCTTGATATTTTATCCCGTCCTTTGGGTATTTTGTTTTGGAAGTATCAACCCCAAACTTTTGAATTAGTTTTGCTGTTGGGTTTTGCTCTCTTGCTTTGCGTAAAGCTCGTGGCTCAATACTTCTTGAAAAGCTTGTGCCATAGTTCCCCTCTATTTTTATATAAACTTTGTTTGGCATATTATTATATTATTAGTGCGGGGTTAAATTCTCCGCTTATTACTGCCTGCTAGTTTGTGGCTAGTAGGCAGAGTATAAGGGGGGGGGTTATACTTCGCTTTCAATAGCTAAGTCAAGATTTTCATATATCATTCCATAAAAAGTTTGCATGTTATTGTTTTTGATAAAAATAATATCATCTTCATAACCTTCACGGATATCAACGCCAACATGTTTTGATAATACTAAAATATCGTCAGTTTCTTTTAATTCAAAATTATTAGATAATGAGTAATATAAATTAGTCATATTATCTTCATCTTCCTGCATTATTTCCCAATTATATGTATTGTCTGATTTAAATTTATCATTATTCAATCCAGAGTTATCATTGTAGCGATTGCCTTTGCCTATGTACTCAATTTCGCCACTAGATATTAATCTATTGATCAGCCGATTGCTACTAATTAAATAATCCTTTTCTTTAGTGTTCATATATTTATATTTCTACTTGCTAAATTGCAAGCTAATTACTGCCACCGCTTGAACAGTGGCAATGTATCAGACTGTAATATTATTCAATTATCATATTATCATTATTAGTTATGTTTAATTAATTAATATCTATCTGTTAATCCTCCAGTTAATAGGAAGAGTATAAACGGGTTAAATTTTCTACACTTGTAGAATTTCCAGCCTTTGGCGTATTTATTCATATGTTTTGTTGTTAATTTGTTATGTAATAAGTATATCAAATGTGGCGGTGCTTGTCAAACAGGTAAGTTGTGGATAACTTTTTATATAAAATGTGGTGCTTGGTATAAGAGTACAAAGGTACAAAGCGGGCGGTGGCATTTATTACGTAGGTGTGCGGGCGTTGTGTCGCCTTGTTTTTGGTCATTATTGATAGATGTTTACATTATTGGCGTGGTTGGTGGTGGTTGTGGCAGGGGTGATATTGGTGAAAAGTTTAGGTGCTACTGGGAAATTTTTTAGTGGTGGCTAAGTGGTAGTAGGTTGGTATTAGTATAACTTTTATTAATTTTCAAAAACACGCATACCGCCACGCCATAGTGAACAGCTGTTCACCCATACCACGCCCATCATATAACACCGTTTTTTGTGTTTTTGTTAATAAAACACCTCATTTTTGACGGGGGTGGGGGGGGGTACTATGGGGGCAACCCCTTTCAATAAAGCCCCCTCCAATATAATAAAAAAGAAGTCCCTATACCCATCCGTCGCGTAAATTATACTTTTTTTAACATTTCAAACGTGTAATTTTACGACATAATAAAAATAGAGATCTGAAAACCTGGTTGAAAAGTTCCAAAAAAAATATATTTTTAATTTTTCGTCTTTAAAAGGTGGATTCGTGATGATTATCGACATAAGGGTGTTTTGTTATGTCGATTTTTTACCCCCATAAACATTGGGTAATATAAGAAAATCGACATAACACAGGCATAACTATTTTCTTATGCCTGTCCCTTTCTGGGCTAACACTAGCCATTATTTACCTATAATCGACATAAGGGTAATCAAAAGAGAAAAACTTTTTTTTTGAAATAATATATGGCTATATATGAGTTTTATTTTGAAAAGAAAGTTTTTCCGTTTTTGAGGACCTTATGTCGATTATCTGCTGTAAGGGCTCTATCATTGACGATTTGACGGGGCATAAGTATTGTGTTATGCCCCCTTATGCCTCGTCAAATACGCTGTTTCGTGTTGTAATATTGGAAAATTGCCATAGCACCCAAGGTATGGTAATATAAGCTGTATGGTATATATAAGAAAGACAGGTTCATCTATGAAACAAATGGCCTACGCAAAAAGAGCCTTCGGTGCTAAAGGTGAAACTAAAAGAGATATAGCACTTGATTGCGGTTATTCACCAAATGTGGCTAGGTCGGTGGTAACGCATATCGAAAACAAGCGTGGTTATAATAATGCCATGATTGCTTTAGCTGTGGACTCGAATAATTTAGCTTTAGCTGCTATGCACGAATTTAAAGCTAGGGGATTTGAAGATTTTTCTAACAAGGAATTGGTTGGTGCGCTTAATGCTATTGGGTCTGCATGGGCTAAGTTCAATGTGGCTCCTAAGGTGAGAAATGATCACCCATCTGATAACAAGTTGCGTACTGTAATACTTCAGCAGGTTGAAAATCAAACAGTTGCTCCAGATCAAATAGCTACAAAAATTCCAGAAGTTCCAGAAGAGTCGCAATCACCAGCTACTACTACCACTCCTCGGTCGGATCAACCCGCCCCGGAAGTGGTAGGAGTTGTTGATGAAAAGATGGATTTTTAAATACTAAAAGGTGCTATGCCTTCATTGCATAATTTTTATAGAAAATTCGATTCTCTAACTAAGGAAGATAAGTTTAACATGATTCACACACCTGTTGAACCGACCTCTTTGTTTGTGATATTTAAGCAGCTTACAGATGTGCGAGCGCAGATACGATATTTCGAAAAGAGAGAGGCTCACTTACTTTCTCTCGCGGATGTGGGGTTTGATCAATTAAATAAATTAAAGGAATAGGATGGCTACAAATCAAAAGGAACATAATGATAAAATTGTTGCTGAACTAACAGCTGATCCATCTCTTATAAAAAATCAGGAGTGGAGATTGAACAACCTCTATTGGATAACAACCAAGGATGGATCTCGAGAGGTATTTAAAATGAATCGGGCTCAGAAACATTTCTATTCCAAATATCTTAATATTCCTCGTCCGTTTCACAGGCATGTGATACTAAAAAGTCGTCAGCTTGGTTTCACTACATTTATTGATCTAATTGCTTTCGATTTTATTTTGTTTAATCCGAATAAAGATGGGATTGTTATTGCTCATAAGGTGGAAGATGCTACAGCTATTTTTGACAAAAAGATTGAGTTCGCACTTCGAAATATGGCAGAGGATGTGAAAGATGCCTTTTTCAAAATTAATCACCGCTCTGCGCGTAAGATACAGGTTGTGATTGATTACGGGCCGGATAAAGGATCTACCTCTAGTATCACGGTGTCCGTTTCTGGACGTTCCGGAACATACCACTTTGTACATATTTCAGAGTTCGCGAAGATGTGCGCAACATATCCAAAACGTGCAGAAGAAGTGGAAAGGGGTACTTTCCCTACAGTTCCATTTGACGGATTTATTTTTATTGAGTCTACAGCAGAGGGGATGGCAGGAAGATTCTACGAGATGTTCCAGCAGAGTTGGTTAACTAGGGATAAAATTACACCTCAAATATCACAGGTGCAGTTTTTACCTCATTTTTACAACTGGCAGTACGATGATATGGAAATGAAGAAAATTTACGAGCCTATTCCTATAGACACTATGGATGTGTGTGAAATTGATTGGAAATCATATAAGAAGGAGCACTCTTTAACTGATATCGAAATTACTTATTACTATATGAAATGGTTGCAGTTCGGTGGTAAGAATAGTCCAGACGCTATCAAATCTTTAATGCAGGAGTACCCAACTACCCAGGAGGAAGCTTTTCTTTCTACTGGTCAAACATATTTTTCAACAGCTAAAGTGGCTAAACTTCTTGCAGTAGCAAAGAAGGGTGTGCAAGGAGAAACAAGCACAAATGAGAAAGGTGATACTATTTTTAATGAGGTTTCTAATGGTAATTTGGAAATATTTAAAAAGCCGGAAGTTGGCGTTAAATATATTATAGGTGGTGATACGTCAGAGGGGCTAGCCTGGGGTGATGCTCAAGTGTTGTACGTGGTTAATTGTAAGACGGAGGAATGTGACGCAATTTACAAAAGTCAGGTGGCACCGGACGAATTAGCTACAGAAGCCTATAAACTTGGGAAATTTTACAATTGGGCCCTGCTTGCCATAGAGGTTAATAAGGATGGATTGTGGGTTAATGATGCAGTTGAAAAGTTGGGGTATATTAATTTATACTATAGAAAAGTATTCGATGACATCACTCAAAAAATTACTAAATTTTTTGGATGGAAGACTACGTCCGCGACCCGTCCGTTCGCCCTAGCGGCTCTCAAGGCCGTGTTTTTTAGAAAAGAAAGTGGATTTCCGACTCAAATGCTCGAAGAGATGCTAACATTCATTCGAAATGAGAAGGGAAAACCTGAAGCTATGGCTAAAAAGAACGATGATTGCTTTGTGAAGGATACAATGATTATGACTGACAAGGGGGACGTAAAAATTCAAAATATAAAAGTTGGTGATTTAGTATTAACTAGAAACGGGTACAAGCCAGTAGAGTTTACTAGGAATAGATACAGAAATATTGTAAGAAAATTAAATCTAACAGGAACACCAACCCATAAGGTAATAACAGTTGACGGAGAAAAAGAACTTGATAGTATATGTGATTATGATAAGATACATATATGGAATACAAAAAAACAAAAAATAGAGAAACTATCATATATAGATGTCAGAAATATCATAGATACCCAAAAGCAAAAACACGACAGCATAGGGTGTATTTTTGGAAACACGATAAGCAACATAAAGCCCCGATTGCTCTTCATAGGCAAATTTGGATTGATAATTTCGGAAAAATATCTAATGGTTTTGTCATACATCACAAGGATGGAAACCCTCTCAATAACTCAATTGAAAATTTGGAAAGTAAGAATAGAAGCAGACATGCGAAAGACCATATGCGGACACCAGAACGAAGAAAGCTTTCTAGGGAAACAGCTAAAAAACAGGGAACAAGATTATACGAAGCTGGAGCAAAATGGAGAAAAACGCCAGAAGGGATTGAATTTAATAGAAAAAATACACTCACTTCATTATTCAAAACTGAAAGAGATATTATTTGTGGTGTTTGTAAAAAGTCTTTTAAATCTAGGGTTCATAATGCTAAATATTGTTCTCCTACCTGTAGTAATCTTTATTCAAATACTAAAGCTAGGGCTAAGAAGAAAGGTGTACAATTTACAGGTTTCTGATACCCATGAATATTTTGCTAATGGAATTTTAGTATCAAATTGCGTCATGGCTGGATCTATTGCTTATGCAGTATTACAAGAACAGGGAGTGTATGTTGAAGACACTTCTGGGGGAGAAGGGTTCTCACATCTTCGCGCGATCTTCGGGGAGGACCAATCTGGAGTAACTAAAATAGATCATTAGGAAGGGTTCACTCATAAAAAAGCCGAACCACAAGAAAATGTTGACAGAATAGCTCATTAAAGTGAAAAAAAGTGTTTGTACTTGACAAACTTTTGATTAAATTATGAAAAACTTGACTCCGTTCTTGTTTTATACTTTAAAAGAGTATATAATTGTGATATAACAATTTTATTTTAAAAAA